CCTAGTGGTTAATAATGCCCTGCGACAAAATGTCGCAGGGTACAAGAATCAAGGTGCGACAAAATGTCGCGGCCTGCGGCCGCGCATCTCGCGCGCTTCGCGCGCTCGATAGAGGTACCAGAGCCATTCTAAAATTTGAATTTTTTTATATAATCTGTTACACGTAAACAAAAAAGGGATCCTATATACATACGTATATACAAAGATTTGAATACTTATAAGCTCAAATTACTTTTTGGATTTCTAAAACATAACTGAAAAAATTTTGCGCAAAATTTTTTCGAATGCACTTATGGATTTAAGTAAATTAAAAAATATAGACAAATTACCACCTGATGTAAGAAGGCAGTTTGCCTTACTTGCTAATCAATACGGACAAAAGAAAAAAGAATCTAAAATAAAAGATGACTTCATGTCATTTGTAAAACACGTATGGCCAGATTTTATTGAAGGTAGACATCATAAAGATGTTGCAAAAAAATTTAATGAAATTGCTGAAGGCAAAATAAAACGTGTTATTATTAATATGGCACCTAGACATACTAAATCTGAATTTGCATCTTATTTATTACCCGCCTGGATGGTTGGTAGAAATCCAAAATTAAAAATTATTCAATCTACAAACACAACTGAATTATCTGTAAGGTTTGGTCGTAAAGCAAAACAACTTATGGATTCACCGGAATACAAAGAAGTATTTCAAACAAGATTAAAAGAAGACTCACAAGCTGCAGGTAAATGGGAAACACAACAAGGCGGTGAATATTATGCTGCTGGTGTTGGATCTGCAATTACAGGTCGTGGTGCTGATTTATTAATTATTGATGACCCACATACTGAACAAGATGCAATGAACTCACAAGCTCTTGAGAGAACTTATGAGTGGTACACATCAGGACCTAGACAACGTTTGCAACCTGGTGGAACAATTGTAATTGTAATGACAAGATGGAATGAAAAAGATCTTGCAGGTAGATTAATCAAAGCACAAAAAGAACCTAAAGCTGATCAATGGGAAGTGATTGAGTTTCCAGCTATCATGCCTTCAGGTAAGCCCCTGTGGCCGGAATATTGGAAGCTAGAAGATTTAGAATCAGTTAAAGCTTCGATCCCGTTATCAAAATGGAATGCACAGTATATGCAAAATCCAACTGGAGAAGAAGGGGCTTTGATTAAAAGAGAATGGTGGCAAGATTGGGAGGGAGATATACCACCACTAGAACATGTTATTCAAAGTTATGATACAGCATTTATGAAAAAAGAAACAGCCGATTATTCTGCAATCACTACCTGGGGTGTATTTCATCCAAACGAAGATAGTGGTCCATGTTTAATATTAGTTGATTGTGTAAAAGGTAGATATGAGTTTCCAGAATTAAAACGTATTGCGCTCGATCAATACGGCTACTGGAATCCGGAAACAGTGATTATTGAGGGCAAAGCATCAGGGCTCCCACTCACTTATGAATTAAGAAAAGCAGGTATCCCAGTAATTAATTTTACTCCATCAAAAGGTAATGATAAACACACACGTGTTAATTCTGTATCACCATTGTTTGAGTCTGGTAAAATTTATGCACCAACGGAAATGGAATTTGCACAAGAAGTTATAGAAGAATGTGCAGCATTTCCTTATGGTGATCACGATGATTTGGTCGACTCAATGACTCAAGCGGTCATGAGATTTAGACAAGGTGGACTTTTACATCATCCTGAAGATTATGAAGATGAGCCTTTACAACGTACTCCAAAAGTGTATTATTAATAATTATGGCAAAAATGGATCCAGAACTAGAACAAAGATTAGCAGATCAACTTAGAATGATCGAGATGGGTGAAACAATTGAAGACCTTAACGATCCTGAAGAGTATGAAGATGAAGGTGGTATTAGATCCTTAAATAGAGCTCCTTCAATTAAAATGGCATCTGAAACAGGTCCAGAAGAATTTGAATTAGAATTAGGAACAGTTGTAAAAGAATATCTAGATAAAAAAGATAAAGGTGAAACAAATTTAACTATCGAAGAATATATCAAAGATTATCTTTCTAAAAAAAGATTAATGAAAAAAATGATGGAAGAAAGAGCCATGGCTATGGGCGGTGGTATGATGAGAATGAAATATGCTGGTGGAAGTGATGATTATAATCCAGGTAAAATGACTAACCCAGCAGTCATGACAAAAATTGAAAACATGAGAGAAGAACAAATTATGAATCCTGATGTAGAAGATGTTGCAGATTACAAAACATATTACATGAAGAAAAAGAAACAGGATGATGAAATTAAAAGAATGTTAGACAAAGCAAAAAAAGAAAAAACAAAAAAAGCTAAAGGCGGTATTGCAGGAGTCCTGTAATGTCTGATATTCTTCCTAAGAAAAAACCCTACACCGAAGATATATTTAAAAAGGAAGCTGACCTTTTCATAAAAGGTTTTCTTGGTGGCTTTCCTAAAAACGATATGAATAATCTTTTAAAAGATAGAATATCAAAGATAGAAGATGCTGGAGTCATGAGTACTGAAGAAGCAATGGATTTCATAAAAGAAAGAGCAAATTATTTAAAGGAATTTATAAAAGAAAACCCAGGTGAAAAATTTCCAGAATTAAAAGCTGATGGTGGTCGAATTGGTTTTCTAAAAGGTGGTGATACAAAATATAATGCAATGGTCACTGAGATGTATATTAAACTGGGTGGTAAAGATGGCACTGGCATGGATATTGATACATTTGCAGAAGAGTATTTTAAAAAATTTTCAAAAGGTGGTCGTGTTAATTATCAAGTTGGTGGTGATGCCAATGATAGAAGAGAACAATACGCAGCGAGTCAATACTCAAAATCTGTTTCATCACCTACTACAGATAAATTTACTCAACCTCCTTCATCATTAGATGATAATGATAACATACTTACTAAAATAGCACCTAAAGGTTCTTTAGACGAAAATTTAGCTTTAGGTTTTCAAAAAAATATTGGACCATTTGGATTAGATGCAGTTATTAATACTCTTGGAATATTAGGACTTGATGATCCTAGAACATTGGAAGACGAAAGTAGAATGTCAGATTATAGAATTGGTGGAGGTTTTAACACAAACTTATTTGGTGGAAATTTAAATTTAGGTGCACAATATGATCCTAAAACAGGTGCCAATTTAGGTTTTAATTTTTACAAACAATTTAATAAAGGTGGCAGAGTAAATTATAACGAAGGATCCATGGATCCTGATACTTTGAAACTTCAGGCAAAAGTTAAAGAAATAATGGATATAGAAGGTCTTGATTTTGGGGAGGCATTTAAAAAAGCATTAAGAGAAATAAAAGCAGAAGCTAGAGACATCAGTGATTAAGAGACTTACTCGTACAATTCCTCCGGAATCAGGGCCCACGCCTCAAGGCTTGAATTTGTCTTATAATACTGTTAAAGATGTAAAACTTACGGAGAAAAATTATAATGGCAGATATAGACAAAGCACTTCCAAACGAACCAAGAAAAGAGTTTAATGTTCCTGGAGAGGAAGAGATACGAGAAGAGATTGTAGAACAAGTTGAAGAAATTCAAGAATCACCAGACGATGTTGAAGTTCAAGAGAACGAAGACGGATCAGTAGATATTAATTTAGATCCTGCAGCAGCAAGTCCTGAAGGTGGTGACGAGCATTATGCAAACTTAGCAGAATTTTTACCTGACGATGTTTTAGGAAGACTAGCATCAGACCTTTCATCTAAATATCAAGATTATGTTTCAAGCAGAAAAGATTGGGAAAGAACTTATACTCAAGGTTTAGATTTATTAGGTTTCAAATATGATAATAGAACAGAACCATTTAGTGGTGCATCAGGTGCAACACATCCAGTTTTAGCAGAAGCTGTTACACAGTTTCAAGCTCTTGCTTATAAAGAGTTATTACCTGCAGACGGACCTGTAAGAACACAAACTATAGGTGTATCGACTCCAGAAAAAACTCAACAAGCAACTAGAGTAAAAGATTTCATGAACTATGAACTCATGGAAAAAATGAAAGAGTATGAACCTGACTTTGATCAAATGTTATTTAATTTACCATTAGCAGGTTCTGCTTTTAAAAAAGTCTACTACGACGATATGGAACAAAGAGCCGTAAGTAAATTTGTTCCTGCAGATGATTTAATCGTTCCGTACACAGCTACCTCATTAGACGATGCGGAAGCGATTATTCATCGAATAAAAATTTCTGAAAACGATTTAAGAAAACAACAGGTCGGTGGTTTTTATAGAGACGTTGATATTGGAAAACCACAAGATAAAGAAACTGATGTTGAGAAAAAAGAGAGAGAACTTGAAGGAGTAACTAAGAGTGCAAACGAAGATGTATTTACATTATTAGAATGTCATGTTGATTTAGATCTTGAAGGTTTTGAAGATACTAATCCACAGACTGGTGAGCCGTCAGGAATTAAAATTCCATACATTGTAACTTTTGAAGAAGGATCAAGAGAAATACTTTCTATAAGAAGAAATTATGAAATTGGTGATCCAATTAAAAACAAAGTAAATTATTTTGTACACTTTAAATTTTTACCAGGTTTAGGTTTTTATGGTTTTGGTTTAATTCACATGATTGGTGGATTATCTAGAACAGCTACAACTGCATTAAGACAATTATTAGATGCAGGAACTTTATCTAACTTACCTGCAGGATTTAAAATGCGTGGTATTAGAATTAGAGATGATGCACAGTCTATTCAACCAGGTGAGTTTAGAGATGTTGATGCACCTGGAGGAAATTTAAGAGATTCATTTATGATGCTTCCGTTTAAAGAACCAAGTCAAACATTATTAAGTTTGATGGGTAT